TCTCAAAGTAAATTCTGGGGAGTGTGATTGCGATCTTTCTTCCGTCAGCAGAATTACCTTCTAGACGATATAAAAATTTCTGCTTTGGACCATAAGCAAGGGGTACTTTTTCAACCTCAAGAGTTTGACCGTCAACAGTCTTCCTCAACTCAATGTTGTTAAACAGAGTACCGAATGCAATGACAGTTTTTCTAACTGCCTCGTTATAAAATTGTGTTCCTAACATCAGAAGCTACCTGTATAATTACCAAACTCACCAAAGGGATTCTTTTCGCCCCAATCAATAATGTCATCGGCACCGTCTTCAATCGCTTGGTTTTGATCAAACTCAATGCTTGTATTATCAATGGTAGAGAATGTTCCTAGTGTATATATCGCATTTGACTCAACGCCGCGAATGAGATCACCATCAATGAAGTTACCTGTACGGTTCATGACCTCTAGGGTATATGTTGATCCATTCCAATCTGCTACCTCAGCAATCGTTGCACTGTCAAGGTCATACATTGTTGCTCTTTGACCACTGGTGGTAGTCTCAGTATATGCATTGATAACATACTGTAGGTTTGCTGAGTCATAGTAGAAGAACCCAGGAACAGTCGTTACGTCAGTTCCATTGTATGTGTAGACATACGAAATTCTCTTGTCTTCAAACTTCCAATAGAAATACTTGTTCTGTGTGGTGGTTGCAAATGTTGGGTCAAAGTTTCCAAGTGCTGTAACTGTAATAACACTATTTGATGAAGTCCAGTTTCTTGCAGCACTCTGCTGAACAAATCCACCAATAACAACATGCTCATCAGTGATGAATTGAATTGCTTCTGGTGGTGCATCAATTGTGATCGTTGGTGGAGTTGTGTATCCAGAACCACCATTCACAACTAAGAGAGATACTACTCCACCATCTGAGATAGATGACTCAATAATTCCACCAGTACCAGCACCAGTAATTGTAACTCCTGGTGCTTCGTTATATCCAGTTCCAGCAAGAGTTACGGTTGCTGAAGTAATCGCACCGCCTGCATCCACGGCAACAGTTCCTGTGGCTTGCTGTCTGGTAGTAAGACCAAGGTTAAGCGTGGTGATGTTGCTGAACTCTCTTTCAATATCGTCAATTTCGTCAACGCCTGTGTCAAACTTGTCTGCTCCTTGTTCGTAGAGCTCGGCGGTAAGAATATAAAAATACTGTTTGCCCAGTTGGAAGAATGGTTGTTCTCGCTCAACGTACTTGATCTCGTAGATATCTTCTGTAAGAGGATAGTAAATTAGATCTCCCTCGTTAGGTCTACCATCTACTGCTAGATTCAATGCAGGATTAGCAGACTGTTCCCATCTTCTACGCGAGACTACAAAGGTAATCTCATCTGTGATTCTAAGTCCAAACTTACTCACAAACTCAGAACCCGCTCCAAAACCTTCTACGTTGACCAGCATCATTTCAATCATGTAACTCTGATTGAATTCTGACTGAACAACTTCACCCAGAGTTTTATCTCTCAGACTGACTCTAGGTATATAAAATACATCTGCACCAAACAGTTTGATTTGCTCGTCCACAAGATCCTGTACGAGATTCTGTTCGGTTCTGTTTCCGCCATGTTGTGGGAAGTAAACCTTTTTCATCCGATCATGTCCATTGGAGGTAGTTCATATGTGCTGCTAGATGCTTCCATGAGAGCAGCAATCTCTGCCTGTGCGTCTGTGAACAACTCTCTACCATTCATGCTGACACCACCAGGAAGTTGAATGTTATTGAACTTAATCAAGTTCTGTCCCCATTGACGCTTGATTAATGCAGTTGCATACTTCTTGACAAATGGATCATTGTAGACCTGAGTGAATGTGTCTGGATCCAATGCTCTGTAGCAATCAATAATCACATAAACATCTTCGTCAAGCATATCCTTGCCAACATCCAGATAAAGTCTGTCCTGACGTTGGTTAAATCTGAACTCAACAAACGAACCATTGTTGAGCACCATGTCAATAGTTTCCATCCACTGCTTAACCATGAAGTAGTTAAGCATGTCTAGTGAACCAACAGCATAGAGATCATTCAGGAAGATCTGATACTCAATACCAAACAGGTTGTTTCTGATGGCATTACTAGCAAGTCCAAAGACTCTAGAGATTCCCATGACGTGAGATGGGATCTCAATGTATCTATTTCTCTCTTCCCAATCAGTTCCACTGATAGTTGTAATTGTATTAGAAGTATCAAACTTCGTCTCATCTGCTGCGGTGAACAGATGCTTGAGGTACATACGCTCAACGCCATCGTAGTGACGCTCAC